AATGCCACTGTATTTTCTTTGCTCACTGCTTCTCCATTGACATACTCGATGTCGCTAATGTTGTTGACTTTGATACGGATGGTGTCGGGGCAGTTGGGAAATGCACCGTTGTTTTCTACTGTCACGAAATTGCCTTTGGCGCCAGATTGAAAGCCTGACACAAGATTGAAAGCGATATTGCGAACGGGTTTGTTGCGATACACACCTTTGATAACTCGAATTGCACTCATTGTTGGCTCCTTTGAAATGCGTTGTTGTTTACTGTTTATGTCTCTATTATAGCAAATAATGAATTAATGGTCAACCGGTGCAAACATCTCTTGGCCCAGTTGCATAAAAACAACAAACGCCTTCATTGTGTTTTCGCCGTACAACATGCGACCATGTTTTTGGATGTCTTGCAAAGTTTCCAACAGGCCCATGCCTTGGAAATCTGCTTCATTTTGTATTTGTTTAATTGCTGTTTCGATCTTCATTGCTGGCTCCTTTTTGCTTTGTATGCCATTATTATAGCATTTTGGGAATTATTGGTCAACCAAAAAGTAGTACTGCCAAAGTGTTACTTTTTGAACTGTTCGAAGAAGCGGGTGTTGATTTCGTCCATTTCCGCCTGCTCTACATAGAAGTCGGTAGTAGGGTCGTAGTACTGGCCTTGTTTGTTGTCATAATACAACACACGACCAGAGAAGTTGAACGGACCTTCCAAGCCCTTGCGTGGCCCATACTTGTCACGCATGATGTCCAGGGTGTCAACTACACGATATCCCATTGCTGGCTCCTTTTTGCTTTGTATGTGACTAGTATAGCAGAATGGGAATTTATGGTCAAGTACTACTAAAGTATAACATTATTTCCAGTGCATTGCTACCACAGGATCTGACATGCACTCATGTGGTTTGGGCTTTCCGTGAAAAACTAAAATGCTGGTCTCATCTCCTACTATGGTTGGCGTTCCGGGTTTTCGGGGTCGGCGGCGGGAAAAGTCATAACCACCTTCGCTGATTTGCCAACGCCAACTTTGCAGTTGACTTTGTTCGAAGTTTCTGCGTTGATTGTGATCGATCACTGCACCGATGTAGTCTTGATCGCCTTGGTATCGCCTTACAGTTTGTTGGATGTCTAATTTAACAAAGTCAGCCCATACATTAGCGAACCGGTCCACATTCCACCACATCACACTGCTGTTGATTCCTGAGTGTGTGGTTTTTTGTAGATATCTAAAATCTCTTATGGTCCAAAAATAATCGGTGCTGAGTTGTGGTATCCAACTGATGCTATTGATGATCACACAATCAAGATCAAAGTACAACAAGTTACCCGAATGATGTTCAGGATTGAACAACTGCATCTTGTACCACCACGACCGTTTGGGTCCTGATATGCCAGGCCATTCACTCAAACAGTGTTTGATCATGTGTGGCGGCACTGATCTGTGCTCTTCAGTGTACACATGAAAACGTATGCCTTGGGGCATGTGTCGTGTCAACATGTTGTACAGTTTGTCCACGTACTGCCAATCATATCCAGTGCCGTGAATCACACAAGCACAATCAACTATGCCGTCAATGCAGGCTCGATTCTTTTTAGCCATAGTCCTTCTCGTAGTTCTTGTACAGTGTACTCAGTGTGACATATCTTGGTCAGCCACAGTTCTCTATCCACCGCATAAGGTTGTTCAATGTCAGACATACCCACTGCCACAGGATATGCTAGACTGCTGTGTGCCACAATGGGCCTGCATCCTGCAATGCCTGCTTGTATGCCCGGTCCTGAGTTGTGGTTAACCACAGCATGGCAATTGAAGTGCATGTCAAAACTGTCGTAGGTGTGTGCCACGGGTCTAGCCACTTCCATTGTGGTATTAGCAGGCATGTATGGCATGCGCAGTGGGCTTCGCGGATGTGATCGTATGCGTATGGGACGATCAGTTGAGTTGCGTAGTTGTTGAACTTGCATCAACACCCACAATTCCATGCTGTCTATGCCGGCAACTTGCAAACTGTTCCGGTGCTGTGCGGCAATGATGATTTCTGGTCGTGGATTGACTTGTGTGGCCAGGCTTATTTGCAATTGCCTGGGACGATCCCAGTTCAAATCATGCTCATGTCCGTAATAGCCATTCCTGGTTATATGATTCACTGCCAGTTTCCAAGTGTGTCCACGATACAACGCACCAATATCTATCACAATAACTGGCCGGTTTTGACTTCGGTAATGCTCGTACACCGCTTGATTGGCTTGCATTCTACCATGCCACAGCACTGACCAAATCACTGCCGCATCAGCAGTCATTGAGTTCTCTTGTGTGATTATACCTGCGGCTTGGCAGCAGTCCAAGAATGCACTCATCACTGGTTTGCTGTTTAATGCACACTGAGCAGGAAAATAGGCTATGGTTTTGATCACTGTAAATACGTCTATGAAATACACTGTAGTTACCACGTTCAACGCCGACGGATACAATACATACGGTCGTCGCATGATTGATACCTTTTTGCAGACTTGGCCACAGCAGGTTGACTTAGTGGTGTACGCCGAAAATTGCACAGTGGATCAGTCTGCGACCAATTTGCAGATTCGTGACTTGGAACAGAGCAGCAGTGAATTGCAAGCATTCAAACAACAGTGGCGCGGTGTGCCCCGGGCCAATGGCGACATATCTGCTGACCCTGTGCGAAGCCGTAGAAGAGATGCTGCCAAACCATTCAAATGGGATGCGGTGCGTTTTGCTCACAAAGTGTACAGTATATTTCACTGTGCAAAGAATACCACAGCAGATGTGCTGATTTGGATGGACGCAGACACCATTTGTCACAGTTCAATTACCATGCAAGACATACAACAGTTGATTCCCGCTGACAAAGACCTGTGCTTCCTTGGAAGAAAAGGAAAATTCAGCGAGTGCGGATTGTATGCAATGAATTTGCGTTCAGTGACTGTGCAGGATTTTCTAAAAAGATTTCAATGGATGTATGATGACGCAGAAAATGGAATTTTCCAACAGGATGAATGGCATGACAGTTTTATTTTTGATGTTGTTCGTCGACACGTTGTGTTGAAAGAACTTGACTGGAGCAGTCATTTGATCACAGGCGAAGGGCATCCATTGATTAATTCTGCATGGGGTGCATATTTGGACCATCTCAAAGGTTCACGTAAAAAAACTGGACGCAGTCCAACCACTGACTTGAAAGTCAAAAGAACCGAAGCATACTGGCAATGAACTGGATCTATCTCAGCAAAAATGGTGACGACGAGTACATTGATATGTACGCACAAGGTCTAGGTCAAGTCAGCACACCCTTGGAGTCTTGGCGCTATGAAGACAGTGCTGATCCCATCATGCTACGTGGCATAATGAAACACAAGATTATCAAACAGTGCTGGGCAGACAACAGGCCATTTAGATACATGGACTCAGGATACTTGGGCAATCGCCCTGGTTATAAGAATCCTCATGGTTGGAAGGTATGGCATAGAATTGTGCCCAACAACTTACAACATGATCAGGTAATTGCACGACCTAGTGACAGGTGGAATGGCCTGGGTCTTGAAATTTCACGCCGGCGACCAGGTAGTTCAATATTGATTGTTGCACCTGATGAAAAGCCTTGCAAGTTTTATGACATAGACTTAGACACATGGTTGGCAGAGACTGTGGCCAAGATCAAGCAATACACTGATCGCCCCATCATCGTACGTGAACGTAATCGGAGCCGCACTGATAGAAAAAACAATCGTGTGGAACATGCCCTGACTCATGTACATGCCATGGTCACATTTAACTCAATTGCAGCCACAGAATCGGTGTTGGCCGGGGTGCCGGTGTTTGTGATGGCCCCATGCAATGCTGCACGACCCGTGGCCAATTTGGATCTGGCTGGTATAGACAATCCTTGGTGGCCGGAACAGGATCAAATACAAGCCTGGGCCAATCACTTGGCTTATGGACAATTTCACATTGACGAATTCAAAAATGGTCGGGCAGAACACATACTAAGACAAACAGAGGAGATATTAAATGATTGAGCATTATGGATGGAAATTCCCGGACTTTGAAACACACCTTCCGCGAATGTTGAAAAAAAGTGTGGACAAAGGTCTTCCGGCTGAATACCAAGTTGCTGTGCGACGCCGAAGCATTGAACTGTGTAAAAATCGAGACCTAGCCCTGGATATTGGTGCCAATGTGGGCTTGTGGAGTCGTGACTTTGTTCAAAGTTTTAAACGTGTGATAGCATTTGAACCAGTGGCCTTGTTTAGAGAATGCCTGGAACACAATGTGCAAGGCATGAACTTTGAAGTTCAACCAATTGCCCTGGGTGATCAAGACACACAAGGAACCATGATCATCACTGAGGACAATTCTGGACACAGCCACCTAGACCCTGCCACCATGGGCACTGGCAATGTGCAAGTTGTCCGACTTGATACATTGAATTTCAATGATGTTAGTTATATAAAAATTGATTGTGAAGGCTACGAGTATCGCATTTTACAAGGCGCTGAACAAACCATTCGTCGTTGTAGACCAGTGGTGGTAATAGAACAAAAACCACATGATGCGTACAGCAAGCAATACGGACAGTTTGCGGCAGTGGCGCTGTTGCAAGAATGGGGCATGATCAAACTAGATCAAGTGCGTGACGATTGGATCATGGGATGGCAGTAAGCACTCACCAGTCCGATAAGTATGAATTTGTAGAAGCGATTTATAGATGAAATCATATATCATTACCATGCTAGGGCATGAACTATCAGAACAATTATCAGCTGAGTGTAGACAACAAGCAGCCCGAGTTGGAGTCAACGTAGAAATATTTCAAGCCATATGGGGTCGAGACTATGAACAACACTTGAAAAAACTCAACATCAGACTGGGCAAACAAAAACTCAGCAAAATGACCCTGGGACACTATGGTAATTTTTTGAGCCATTTTTATCTATGGATGCAGTGTGCCAAGGGTCAAGAGCCGTATCTTGTGCTGGAACATGATGGTTGGCTCATGCGACCAATTCCCAACACCATCATGAATCAATTTGATGACATTTGTAAATTGGATTGTTTTAGCCCTTGGATGAAACAAGATGGCGGATATGATGTTGTGGTGGATCTGGACCAGACATCACCTGTAACAGTCTATTCAATTCTTGACATTCCAGCAGTGACCGGATACAGTGATCCACTGAGGTTTAAAAAACAAGCCGGATGTTATAGTTCAGGTGTTTATGCTTACATCATCAAACCACGAGGGGCAAAAAAATTGATCGACTATATCAGAGAAAACGGATTCCTAGCCACTGACAATCAAGTCAACACCAATGTGATGGATGTAAAGGTATGTATACCATCAGTGGCCAGGTTACATCCAGTTATGAAAAATCGTGAAATCATTGGGCA